TCCTTTTTTTGTCTATAAAATAAAATTCAAATGTAGTGTTATAATACTATGATAATAGTTAGCGGAAGTAGTCCCTTATTTAAAATACGTACAGCACCAAGTGCTTCATATAGTTCATCTAGATGGAAATTAGAATTAGTTAATGAAGATACTAATGTACTAACTAATATAACTAACGTAACTGCTAGCTATGATTTTAATGGTTATTTGAATGTTAGGGCATCAGCATCAATAGCATACGATACAATTCATTCAATAAAAATATTTCAAACTACTGGTTCAATAAGTTCATCATTGTATTTAGGTGAAATAATGAGAACAACAGCATCAGCAGATATTATAACTGCAGAACCATTTACATCATATACTGGTAGTTTAACAGAATACATAATTTTCTAAAAATGGAAAAACATAAAAATAATATTAGAGTAGTAGCATTATCAGGTGGTTATACATTACCCGTTATATCTGAATCCTCGTTAGCTAAAAAAGAATGGGTCAATTATGGTATTGATTATCAGAATGATTTCTTCGATACTCTAATAAAACGTTACGAAACATCTCAAACTAATAATGCCGTAATGGACGGTATTGTTAATCTATTGAATGGTAAAGGAGTTAAATTTAAAGATAAGCCAATAGTTCAAGACGAATTCTATAAATTAACTACAGAAGACGAATTACAAAAAATATTATTTGATTATAAATTATTCGGTAATGCATCAATATCAGTAGAATTTGCAGGCAAACAAATTAAAGCATTTTATCATCTACCAGTTAATACATTAAGAGCAGGTAAGTGTAATGAAGATGGTGTAATTGAAGGTTATTATTACTCATCAGATTGGGAAAATGCTCGTATTAAACCATCATATATCCCATCATTTGGTCAAAAAGAATATGCCAATAACTGTCAAGTACTTTATTTTAAACGTGTATCTCCGGGTAAGTTCTATTACGGAATACCTGATTACTATTCTGCAATACAATACTGTGCTGTAGAAGAAGAAATTGCTAATTTACATATTAATAATATCTTAAATAATTTCTTGCCATCAACTATTATTAACTTTAATTCAGGCGTACCTGCAGAAGAAGAACAATATATGGTTGAACAAGCAATTAAAGAGAAATATTCAGGAACAACAAATGCTGGTAAGTTTATTTTGTCTTTTAATGAGAACGCAGATCAAAAAACATCAATTGAAACTATTAGATCTGAAAATTTGCATGAGCAATATCGTTTCTTATCTGAGGAAGCAATGCAGAAAATTATGCTTGCTCATAAATTAACATCACCGTTATTGTTAGGTATTAAAGATGCATCTGGTTTTTCATCAAATTCTGAAGAATTAAAAACATCTTATGATATATTTAATACAATGGTTATTCAACCAATGCAACGTGATTTTATCAAAGCATTAAAAGAAATACTATTTTATAATAATTTCAGTCAAGAAGATTTAGACGCAATGTTTATTGAACCATTAATACCGTTTACTATTAAAGCAGATATGGTAGAACAAACAGGTTCAACATTTGCTGCAGACGATATGATTGAAGATCAAGCAATGAATGATTCTAATGTTAGTGATCTAGTAGATAATCCTAATACAAACCCAGATACAAATGTCTAAGAATATACTTTTTTGTTCTCGTAACGATATAGTTAAGCGTACACCACTTGGTGCAAATATTGATCCTGATAAGATTGTACCATTTATTAAAATAGCACAAGATAAAAACATGCTTATTTTATTAGGCACTGTTTTATATGAGTATTTACAAACTCAAATTGCTGCAGGTACAGTTACTGGTGTATATCAAACATTATTAGATGATTATATTACAGATACATTAGTGCATTACTCAATGGTTGAAGCATTACCATATATGGCCTATACATTTGGTAATGGTTCAGTAGTTAGAAATAATAATTCAGAACAAGGTTCAGCAACATCTAAAAATGATTTAGATTTTCTATTACAAAAAGAACTACAAACAGCATCATTTTATGCTGAACGATTAGTATCATATTTAGTTGCGCAAAATGCTTTATATCCACAGTATACTGCTACTAATGGATATTCAGATAACGTTTATCCAAATAAAGGACAACAATATAATAGAGGATGGGTATTGTAAGAAAATCAAATAAGCCTAAAGCATATACTCCTAAGCAATCAAATATAGTTAAGCTTAAGATATACGTTTCTAAAAAAGAAAATAAATGACGTATTACGAATTTACAGCGTATATAAACACATTATGTGAAGATCACCCACGTGTTGAATCATTTTCATTAGAAGATATATTCAATATTGATGATTTAAAAGGCACATTATTTCCGTTATGTAATTTAATTGTAAACAATATTACAGTTTCAGAAAGTAAAATGACTTATAATTTGTCATTACTGATGGCTGATAGAGTTAATGAAATAAACGGTAGATCTACGGGTATAGGCAATGACCTATTTAAAGATTATAAAGGCGTCACAAATATAGTAGACGTGCATAACGATACGCTTTTATCATTATCTGATATTATATCTTACTTACGCAGAAATCCAGATGCTTTCAATTATGAAATATTAGGTGATGCTATTTTAACTCCATTTGAAGATCGTTTTTCAAATTTATTAGCTGGATGGGTAGCCATATTTGATGTTGAAGTGCCTTATGATGGAAACATTTGTGCTATCAACTCAACGGTTAATCCATAATGGCAATATCGCAAGCATTATATAAATTAAAGCAACAATGGTGTATTAGAGTAGTTAATACAGCAAAAGCAAATTTATTACGTTTTGGAAAAATAAATACAGGTGCATTACGTGATTCGATTCGTTTTAATATAACACCAAAAGGAAATATACGTTTCTTTTACTTACAGTATGGTGTATACGTTGAATCAGGTAGACGTGCGGGAGCTAAACAACCACCAACCAAACCAATATTACAGTGGATTGAACAACGTGGAATTACTCCAGATAAAGGAACATCAAAACGTTCGTTAGCTTATATAATAGCTCGTTCAATTGGAGAAAAAGGTATTAAACCTACTCCATTTATGAGGGCAGCAATCAAACAACAAAAAGTAGGATTATCAAAACAATTAGCTAAAGAAATAGCTAAAACTGTAGTTATGGATTTTAAGAAAACAAAATAAGCGCATTACCCCGCGATTACAATTTACATTCCATAAATATAGTATATAAGGATTAATAATGTAATATCGTTGTGGGTAATGCGCTTTTTTTACACATACTATAGAAATTATACAATGTGTTATAATACTGTATACGAATTTTAAAAAATAATGGCTTTAGCATTTACACAACAACCAGGAGCTTTAATGCCTGGTCAATCACCGATAATATTTTCGGTAAAAGATAATACATTAGTATATACGTCTTCTTCATTTCAATACACAGCTGACATATATATTTGGTCTGGATCTATTAGTGGATCTGGTTCAGTACCAAATTATACATTAAGAAAATATCCTAATGCAACAGGTTCAGGTATATTTGATTTTACTAGATTTGTAAATGATACTAATATAAATAGAAATTTTAATTATTATAAAGCTATATTTAATTACATTTATAAAAGTGGTTCATTAAATATTACAGGTTCTGATTTAATAGCATCAACTACTGGTAGTGCTAACTATGCAACATATCCTGGTTATTATACTGATCCTGATCGTTTTAATATATCTTTAAATCAACAATCTGTACCTGCAGGTTCTGATTTGCCATTTCCTTTATTAACAGATGATATTGAAGTTACTCAAAGTGTTTTAAATATGGCAGATAGTGGTTCATATGGATTTAATACACTTTATCGAGGACAATTAGCTCCAGCTACTCAATCATGGACATGGACTGGATTATATGAAAATAATTCAATAGTATCAGCTTCACTAAATTATGTTCAAAGTACTAATTCTCAAAATTGTACTTCTCTTTTACTTGCTTGGCCAAGTCTAAATACTTTCCTTTTTCCTATTCCATCAGCTAATTTAGTATCTTATAAAATTTCATCAGGTAGTTTAGCTTTAAATTATAAAGTTGTATGTCCAACTAAATATCCAGCATATATAATAAGATTTGCAAATAGATATAGTGCTACTGAATCTTTACTATGTAATTTAGTATCAATTGATCAATTTCAAGGTGAATCTAAATCATTTAGACCACAAATGGGAGATTGGAATAGTTCAAAATTTAATTATAGTAATGCAGAGTCTCAAAATGAAAAATATATTTCTGATGGATATGAAATAATAACATTAAATACTGATTGGTTAGATCAAAAGTACAATAAAATTATAAAACAATTACTTGTGTCTGATGAAATTTCTTTATATGATTTAAATAATGGAGATTTAGATGCTGATACAAATACTTACCCAGTAGAAATAGTTACAAATTCATTGCAATTAAAAACAGGAGTTGTAAATAAATTAATTCAATATACATTCCAATTTAGAAAAAATAATTATAAGCTAATTTTATAATGCCAATAACGTCAACATTAAGTTACAAAGGTAGATTAATTGCAGGAACGGGTTCAGCTCAAGTAGTTTTGGATACATTTCAGGATGAAGATATTAAAGTTAATAACAATATACTTAAAATATCCGACATTGGTGAAATACCTGGTGTATTTACACAGCAAATATCATTACCTGGAACGAAGAAAAATAACACATTTTTTGAGCAATATTATGACATATCAGTTTATTCACCTGATATATTTAATACTAATCAAGTAATTGAAGCACGCTTAGATTTTGACGGTATTTTTATTGCTGATGGTTTTATCAAATTAGATAGAGTTAATCTATACCAGGGTAAATACGTTGACTCTTATTTAGTCACGATATATGGTTCAGTTTCAGATTTCGCCGTTAATTCCCGCTTATATACGTTGAATGATCTGGATTCATTATCACAATATAATCATACAGCTTCATTAACAGCAATTACTTCTAGTTGGTCAAACGGATTATTTTCAGGTGATATAGTCTATCCATTAGCTGAATATGGACAGAAAATGTTTTATTCAGCAAATATAAATTTAGGTATAGATGAACCATCTGGTTCGTTAGCAGTACAAGATTTCAAACCCGCTATTAAAATTAAAAAAGTATGGGATGCTATATTCACTAAATTAGGATACACTTATACTGGATCGTTTTGGGATGAACCTCATTTAGATAAATTATACATGGTTCTAAATAAGGAAGGCAAAACAATGAA